ATTACTATCAATTACAAGGTTATATGTGGCTAACAGGAAAGACTGAAGCACTACTTTGTTATTGTTTAGTCAACACACCTTTAGAAATAGTTGAAGACGAAATACGCAGGGAACATTGGAAGCAATTTAAAATTGACGAAGACGCAGAAATTAGAGAATACGTAGAAAAAAAGCATAACTTCGACCACCTTCCAGAACAAACAAAAGTAAAAGTCTTTAAAATAGAACGAGATGAAACAGTAATTTGGGAAATACAAAACAAGGTTGAAGAAGCAAGGATTTATTTTAACAATTTAATTGAAACAATATGATACGCTATAATACTCTATGATATGAAAGCAATACTTGAATTTAATTTACCCGAAGACAAAGAAGATTTTGAATTTGCAAACAACGGAATTAATTACTACGCAGCATTGTGTGAGTTTGACAATTGGTTAAGAAGCGAGTATAAGTACAACGGCAAAGAAGAAATGTTTGAAGTAAGGAAAAAACTAAACGAATTTATTAACGAAAACAACGTGAAAATATGAAAGAAAAAGCAATAGCAATTATTATTTGGATAGCAATTTATGGTTTTGCTGCCGTTGGTATTTACAATTTATTTAATTGGTTGATATGAACATACAAATACAAGACAAAAACGTTTTAAGCGTAATGGCTAAATTTAAAGAACGTTCAGAAGCTGGAATAAAGAAATACAAGACAACGTTAGAACGAACGGATTTAACAACGTTAGAATGGCTAACACACGCACAGGAAGAAGCTATGGACTTTGTTCTATACTTGGAGCGATTAAAACACGAATACAAACAATTTAAATAAATAAAAATGGAAACAAGAAACAACACAGGTGCAATTTTTAAGAACGACAACAAAAAAGCGGAAAACCATCCGGATTATAAAGGCAAAGTAAACGTAAACGGCAAGGATATGGAAGTTGCTTTATGGTTGAAGACTTCAGCAAAAGGAGTTAAATTTATGTCGGCTTCATTTAGTGAACCATTTGTAAAGAATGAGCCACAAATTAACGGAACTTTAAAACAACCAAGTTATGTTAATTTAGATGTAAACGACGATTTACCGTTTTGATATGTACATACAAGACGAACAATTACGAATTGAAGTAAAAAACATTTTAAGGTTAAAAACACGAAACAGCATCGTAAAAGAAATACAAAGTAACGGGAGTAAATTCCACTTTTTCCAGCTTACAAACTTTTTAGAAGGCAAAGACGTTTCACTTTCAACGCTTAAAAAAATAGATTACTTCGTAAACAAATAAAATTTTTAGATTAAAAACGTAGGCGCAGACTTGATTGTTTGCGCTTTTTTTGTTACCAACCTTTCAATAGGTTAAACCAACCTTTCAAAAGGTTATTTTCAGGTTGTTTTGTTATACACAACTAATTGTTAATAAATTTGTTTGGTTATTGTTGAAAAATTAATCATACATTTGCTTAATATCTAAACAATAAAAATTGGAATGGTTAACTAAAGTTGCAAAGCATCACAACGAATGGGTTAAAATGGTTAATCAATTTGGAGAATATTTCTTTGCCGAAGACATAGTACAAGAAACATACATAATGTTGTACAAATGGAGTAGCGAAGAAAAACTATTTAAAGACGGAAACATAAGTAAAGGTTATATGTGGTTAGCTTTAAAAAATACTTTCCTTCAGCACGTGAACAAAAACAACAAAATTAAATTTATACCTTTAGACGATGTATATAATTTAGCAGAAGAAAACAACACCGAAGAAAACGAAGCTTACAACGACTTGCTGAATAACGTAGATATTGAATGTGATAGTTGGCACTGGTACGACAAACAATTATTTGAGCTATACAAAAACACGAATAAAAGTTTAAGACAAATAAGTGCAGAAACAAACATAAGTGTAACAAGTATATTTAACACGGTTAAAACTTGCAAAAAACGAATTAAAAATAACGTAGGTGAAGACTACCAAGATTTTATAAATAAAGATTACGAACTAATAAAAAAGAAAAAATGAAAAGTAAAGGATTAGGCGATACAATCGCAAAGATTACAGAAGCAACAGGAATTGACAAACTTGTTAAATTTATTGCAGGTGAAGACTGCGGATGTGATGAACGTAAAGAAAAGTTAAATAAACTATTTCCGTATGCAAAACCGTTGTGTTTAACAGAAGACGAGTTTAACACGTTAGACACTTACTTCAAACAAAACACGAACACCTTAACAAGCGATGAACAAACAAGTCTAATAGCAATTAACAACAGAGTACTAAACCAAAAATTAACCTTTAGCACCTGTTCAAGTTGTTTACGTGATTTAGTAAGTAAGTTAAGAGTAATTTACAACGAATACAGTCCAGAACAAACAGAAGAAGTAACGACTGAAGAAATATAAGTTAATAACGAAACAATAACGAAAAAATGGCTAACGAACAAAACTTAAAAAACTTTAAAAAAGGAGAAGTATCTAATCCAAATGGAAGACCAAAAGGAAGTAGAAACCGCAGCACTATTGTAAAAGAGTTGTTAGAATTTGCTTCAAGTCAAAAGAACGTTTTAACAGGCGAACAAGAAACTTTAACGCAAGAACAAGCAATTACTTTAGCTATGTTATTAAAGGCAAATAAAGGAGACGTAAACGCATACAAAGCACTTATGGATAGTTGTTACGGTGCGCCTAAACAAACTACCGATACTAACTTAAGTGTTTCAGACTTTGATGTAAAAGACTTATTCAAAATTGATAGTCTTAAATAAGAAGTTTAATTATTTAGGAAGTCCTTCACGTTACTTTATTGTAACAGGTGGTCGCGGTTCGTCCAAGTCTTACAGCGTAACAACGTTCTTACTTTTACTTACGAAGGAAAGCGGACACGTTGTATTATTCACACGTTACACTTTGGTTTCAGCATCTATTTCAATCATACCGGAATTTATAGAAAAGATTGAGTTGATGAAAATGGAAGACCAATTTGTCGTAACAAAAGACGAAATAATAAACCTACAAACAGGAAGCAAAATAATATTCAAAGGAATAAAGACAAGTTCTGGAACACAAACGGCAAATTTAAAATCTTTACAAGGTGTTACAACTTGGGTATTGGACGAAGCCGAAGAACTTACAGACGAAGACACTTTCGACAAAATAGATTTGTCTATAAGGCACAAGACAAAACAAAACCGAGTAATTCTAATTTTAAACCCTACAACAAAAGAACATTTTATTTACGACAAGTTCTTTGAAAGTAAAGGAATAGAACAAGGCACAACAGTAATAAAAAACGATACCACGTACATACACACAACGTACTTGGACAACATCGAAAACCTATCCGAGTCTTTTTTAAAACAAGTTGAATACATAAAAGAACGAAGACCTGAAAAGTACAAACACACAATACTTGGTGGTTGGTTAGACAAAGCTGAAGGAGTTATATTTACCAATTGGAAGATAGGAGACTTTAAAGAAGTTGGAGTAAGTGTGTATGGTCAAGACTACGGATTTAGTGCAGACCCTACAACGTTAGTCAAGACTAATATAGACAAAGCAAACAAAATTATTTACGTTAAGTTACTGTACTATAAACAAGCACTAACCACAAGTCAAATAGCAAGGTTAAATTCAGACTTTGCAAGTAAAGATTTAATAGTAGGTGACAATTCCGAACCACGATTAATAAGCGAATTGAACGCACTTGGAAATAACGTTGTTCCGACAATTAAAGGAGCAGACTCTGTTATTTATGGAATAAGTTTATTACAGGATTACGACTTAATAGTAAGCGAAGACAGTATAGATTTAATCAAAGAATTAAACAACTATTCGTGGCTTGAAAAGAAGTCAAAAACACCAATAGACAAACACAACCACGCAATAGACGCTTTAAGGTATGCAGTAGCATATCAATTAGATAATCCAACAAAAGGTTTATATTTTATACGATGAACGATTTAGAAGTAATGATGCAATGCGTACAGATTTACATCTACCAAAAAAAAGGTGTAAAGGTTCGTATTTATTTACGAGACATCCGAGATATTAATATGTTAAAACACGCATACGATTACATACAAAAAAACGAACACAACAAAAACACGAATAATTAATTATTAAGATATGAAGTTAGAAATAAACGTACCAACAACTTTAAGTGAAATACCATTAAAAAGCTACCAAGAATTTTTAAAGGTTCAAGAAGGAAGCAACGACGAAGAATTTATAGCACAAAAAATGGTACAAATATTCTGCGGTATAGAATTAAAGGATATTGTAAAAATGAAGTTGACAAGTTTAAACGAATTAATAACACACTTTACAAAGTTGTTTAGCGAAAAGCCAAAGTTTCAACCAACGTTTAAAATAGGCACACAAGAATTTGGATTTATTACAAACCTTGAAGAAATAAGTTTTGGCGAATACGTAGACTTGGAAAACAATTTGTTAAAGTGGGAAGACTACCATAAAGCAATGGCTGTAATGTACCGACCTATTAAAATGAAGTTCAAAGATAAATATGAGATAGTTGATTATACACCAATGGAAGAAATGCACGAGTTAATGAAGTTTACGCCAGTTGACATAGCAATAAGTTCAAGTGTTTTTTTTTGGAATTTAGGAAGCGAATTATTGACAGCTACGCTTACTTATTTGGAACGGCAGATAAAGACGAACAAGAAGACGGAAACGAGTTTAGCGAACAAGCTCAATTTGGAAAACAATGGGGTTGGTATCAATCAATTTATGCACTCGCTCAAGGAGACGTTACAAGATTTGACACAGTCACCGGATATAGACTTACTCAATGTCTCACCTATCTTACCTTCGAAAAACAAAAGCAAGAAATTGAACAACGCCAATTAAATAAACTAAAAAGATGACAGGTTATTACAACTTATTAGACAAATTAAAAACACACTTTGACGCAGACGTTATTGTAAACACGGTTACACAAGGAGACATATTTAAAGTTGATTTAAGTAAACAAACTATATTTCCTTTATTACATATAATGGTAAACAACTGCACGTTAGACGAACGCACAACGACTTGGAATATTAGTTTAATAGCAATGGATGTTGTAGACTTGTCAAAGAGCGCAACTACTGATATATTTTTAGGTAACGACAACGAAATTGACGTATTGAATACACAACACGCAGTATTAAACAGGGCGTATGAAATAATAAAACACGGAAGTTTAGCATACGACTTATTTATGGTTGAAGGCACGGCTAATTTAGAACCATTTACAGAAAGGTTTGAAAATTATATGGCAGGATGGACAATGACTTTTGACGTAGTAACACCGAACGAAATGACAATTTGTTAAGATGAAACAAAGCGAAGTACAAAAAGAACTTGAAAGGTTTCGTGATTACGTTATTAAAGAAGCACGTTCAAATTTAACACGTGATAAAAAGAACGATTCTAAAGGACTTTATCAAAGTTTGAAAGGAAATGTTAAGGCAATGCCGAATTCTTTTTATATGAACTTTGAAATGAATGATTACGGCAAGTTTCAGGACAAAGGAGTAAAAGGTAAAGACCCAAGTAAAGTTTCTAAAAACGCAAGAATAAAAGGACAACAAGCGCCAAACAGTCCGTACAAATTTGGTAGTGGTTCAGCTTCTGGGCAATGGGGAATGTTTGTAAGCAATATTCAAAAATGGGTGCAAAAACGAAACATAAGATTAAGAGACGATAAAGGAAAATATAAGAAGGGCGGTTATAGTACAATAGCGCAAATAATAGCAGGAAACATTTATAATCGTGGAATTAAACCAAGCTTATTTTTTACTACACCATTTGAAGCTGCATTTAAAAGATTGCCGGATGAACTTGTTGAAAAGTTTGGGTTGGATGCAATGAATTTATTTAAACAAACACAATTTAAAAACGAAAAGAAATAATGGCTAATATATTTGCACGTTCACCGTATTTAATTAGGATTGCAGAAACAGGGCAAAACGGTTCTAAATTAGAATTGTTTTTAGCAAATGGTTCTTTTACAGGAAGTCCACAATACACGTTGAGTAAATTAATACCAGCTTCAAACAATGTTGAAACACTTTACGACATATCACCATACATACGTGAATACATAAGATTTACAAGTTGTTCAGCAGGTGGAAACATAGCAGCAACAAACCCAACAAATGAACGAGTAAACGTAAGGGTTAAACGTTATAAATTAGTAGGTTTGACTTATACTCTTTTAAATACAATTGATTACATAGCATTTGACGGTTATTCATATTACGAACAAGGATTTAACTTTGACAATGGAAACTACGGTTTAGATGCAGGAAATTATTACTACAACCCAACTTCAGACGCAGGAAAAATAAGAGTAACAACAGGAGCAAGTTTTACGGCACGTTACACAAATTTAAGCACCGCAGTAGTAACAAGTTTAGCAGTAGCAAGTTCGACATTTGACATACCACGAGTAAGAACCGCAAACGTAGCAGTAGGAAACAAAGTAGAAATTTTAAACGGAGCTTCAGCAGTACAAGCGACTTGGTATTTTTATCCGCTTGAAGAATGTAAATATACACCTGTTATAATTGACTTTGTAAATAAGTACGGAGCTTGGCAACGTGAATTTTTCTTTAAGGCAAGTAACGACAATTTTAGTGTTGAAAACACGGAATACAATTTGATGCAAACAAATAGTTTTAGTTACAACATAAAGGAAGGACAAAGAAAAGTATTTAACGCTAACGGCAAAAAAAGTGTTAAGGTAAATACAGGTTGGGTTTACGAAAGTTGGAAGGAAGTTTTAAAACAAATAATGTTAAGCGAACGAATACTAATTGACGATAAACCTGCAAAGATTAATACTAAAAGTACGGAGTTGTTTAAGCATATAAACACGAAACAAATAAATTATAGTTTAGAATTTGAGTTTGCATTTGATGTTATTAATTCAGTTATTTAATGAAAAGGCAAGTAGCAATATTTATAGAAACGGCTTTAGCACAAACCGAGTTAGAATTTTCACGTTTAGAATTATTCAATGATGAAAAAATAACCGTAAGTTCAACAATACAAAATATTTCGGATATAAGTAAAATATTTACGGACTATTCACAAGGGTTTACAATTCCGTGTTCACCGACAAACAACGCAATATTTCAACACTTTTACCAAAACGATGTTGATGCAACTATTGACTATCAAAAACGATACAACGCTTATATAGAAGTTGACACGGTGTTATTTAGACGTGGTAAAATTCAGCTCGAAAAGACGAACCTAAAAAACGGAAGTGCAGATAGTTATTCAGTAACATTTTACGGAGCAGGTGTAAGTTTAAAAGACTATTTTAACGAAGACAAATTAAGCCAATTAGACCACACAAGTTTAGACCACGACTATATAAACCAAGAAGTTTACGATAGAGTAACAATAGACAGTTCAGTAACCGATTACGATGTTCGTTATCCATTAATAAGTTCAAAAAGAATTTGGCAATTTGATGGAAGTCAACCGTTACCACAAGACAATTGTCCAGAATGGTTTGAATACCCTACAAATAATTCGGATAACATAGGCGACAATGCCGGTGAAATAGAATATACTGAGTTATTTCCTGCGGTTAGAGTTGCAAGTATTTTTGATTTAATTCAAGCGGAATATGGAATAACTTTTAATGGACTTTTTCTGACTTCAGATATGTTTAGAAAAGCATTTTTATATTATAAGAATAAAGAAAAGTTTAATTTTATTACACAACCGGCAAACGTTACTTTTACTGTAACAGGTTCATCAATAGTTGAAACTTTTCCAAGTTCAACACCTGCTGCAACAACACCTGTTCCAAGTCCTTATACTTCATTTAATTTAACTAACAATACATTTAACACAATTTATGTAACACCACAACTTGGGGGAACAAGTCCACAAACTTACGGTACAGTTTCACACGAATTACAAATAACTTATACAGGTTCTTTACCTTTATTGTCAAATTGTTGGTTAGACGTATATAAAAATAATGTGTATGTTCAAACGTTTACTTTAATATCTAATCTTGGTGGGGTTTTTACTTTGCCTAATTTAGAACAAACACCAAACAACGATGTATTTTATACTTTTAAACTTCGTGGTGCATTAGCGCAAACACTTACTTTTGAATTTATTTATACTTTACAATATAATTATTGGGCGTTGCTAGGTGGAACTTATCAATGGCTTACTTATAAAGCAGTAACTTCATTTAATACTAATAACGTTACATTAACTTCTTTTACTGATTTACAAGGACTTGCTCCAGATATGAAAATATCGGATTTTATAACAGGAATATGCAACGAGTTTAATATGACTGTTTATTCTAAAACAAAAAACGTATTTACATTTGAACCAATTCAAGATTGGTATAAAAAAGGCGCAGTAATAGACATAACAAAATTTACTGATGTAACAAGCATTGAAATTGAAAGGTTAAAACTTTATAAATTAATAGAGTTTAAATACCAAGATAGCGAAAGTTTTATGAATAAATATTTCCTTGAAAATCCTGCTAATTTAACAGCTCACGGTTACGGAAACGCAAAAGAAAATTATCCATTTGATGGTGGCGAATACAAAATACAAAGTCCATTTGAGAATTTATTACATAACAATTTCGGAAACAATTTGCAAGTTGGTTATTGTTTAAATAAAGAATTTGCGCCTTACATTCCAAAACCTGTTTTGTTATATATGAACACGCTAACAACTTTAACAGCAGGAAACAAAATACATTGGAACGGACTTCCAAACATAGCGGAATACGTTCCATTTGGACAAGATAGCGAAATTTTAATACAAGGTGGAATTTTTCCTTTGACGTTAAATTTTGGTGTAGAAATTTCAAGTTTTTATAATGTAGAAAATCTGAATACACTTTACGCTTTATATTATCAAAGTTATTTAGTTAATTTATACAACCCAAAAAATAGACTTGTAAAAGTTAAAACTGTACTTCCTATTTCTTTACTTACACAACTTCAGTTAAACGACCGTCTTCTAATTAGAGACAAACGCTATTTAATAAATGAAATGCAAAGCGACTTAACAACAGGTGATGTTAACTTTACTTTAATTAGTGATTTTGCAAATGTTAATCCAATTGTTTATTCACCAAGTACACCAAGCGGTTCTGTGCATAGTATGGCAATTTTATTTACAAATGGAGCTAAAGAAGTAAGGATTTCAAAAAGCGCAAACGCAAGTAACGTTACTTTGTCAAGTGTACTTTTTACAAGTGAAGGTTATTTAAAAGTAACAGTTCCTGCAAATGCAGCAAGAATAATTACTTTAAGTTTAGATACAGAATATATCAACGGAAACACGGACACAAGTTACATAATAATAAACCAAGTATGATAAACAAAATAATTGAAATGCTTTTACTCAGTGATTTTTACGGTGAAAGTGAAAACATTGACATAGCAAAAGGTAAATATAAATTTACTACAAGCATCAAAGAGCAATGGAAACAAGCACAACGCAAAAGGTTAATAGAAAAAAAACTAAAGAATAATGGCTGAAAAGAAAATAATTGAATTAGAAGTAACTTCCAATTTAGGTAATTTAAAACAACAACTTAAACAAGCACAAGTTGATGTTCAAGATTTATCGCAAGATTTTGTAAAAACTTCTAATAGTGTTAAAGATGCTACTAAAAAAACAGAGTTATTAAACGACTCTGTTAAGTCAATTAAAGACACAACAAGCGGTGCAGAAAATGGATTTAAAAAAATAAAAACAGCAGCCGTTGGAGTTGGAACTGCATTAAAAGCCGCAGGAATTGGTTTAATAATTTCATCGTTTGTAGCATTAAAAAGTGCGTTTGAACAAAACCAAGAAGTAGCAACAACGTTTTCAGCAGTAATGGAAACTATTAGTATTGTTTTTAATAAGACGGTAGGAGCAGTCATTTCAGCAGCAAAAGCATCATACGAAGCAACAGGTGGTTTTAATGCTCTTGCAAAAGTAATGGGTGGTTTACTAAACATTGTGCTTGCTCCTTTAAAGCTTACATTTTTTAGTTTAAAATTAGGCATTCAAGAATTACAACTTGCTTGGGAAAAATCATTTTTTGGCGATAAAGACCCTAAAACAATTAAAGAACTTCGTAAAAATATTAAGGCAACTGAAAAAGATATTGTTGAAGTTGGTAAAAACGTTGTAAAATCCGGTAAAGATATTTACAATAATTTTGGTGAAGCGATAGGTGAAGTTGTTGATTTAGGAAAACGTGGTATTGAAGAAGTTAGCAAGATTAGTATTAGCGCTGCCTATGAACAAGGTAAAGCATTAGTAAACGCAAAGAACAATGCTGCAATCGCAGCTGCTCAACAAAGTTTATTAATTGAAAAGTACGATATGCAAGCGGAGAAATTACGTCAAATCAGAGATGAAGAACGTAATTCTATTACAGAACGAATAAAAGCAAATAATGATTTAAAAGCGGTTCTTGACAATCAAGAAAAAGCTATGTTAGCACAAGCTGCGTTACAAGTTCAAGCTGCTCAATTAGAATATAACAAAGCAAAAACAACAGAAAATCAAGTTGCTTTATTAGATGCACAAGCAAACAAAGTTGGAGTATTAGCACAAATAGAAGGATTACGTTCTGAACAATTAGCAAATGACCTTGCGTTACAACGTGAAGCTGACGAGTTAACAAAAACACGAACTGAATCAGAAATAACTTTAGCAATTGAAAGAGAAAAAGCTACAAATGAATTAATTAAAGACGAAGAAAAGAAATTACAAGCTCAAATCAATACTGCAAATAAAGAAAAGGAATTACAACTTTCAAGACTGCAAGAACAAATAGACGTATATAAATTAGGTACTCAAGGAAGGTTAGACGCTGAAATTGCATATAACGAAGCAAAGCAAGAAATTGATTTACAAATTATGTCTTATGAAGAGCAATTAGCAGTCAAGAAATTAGAAAAAATTGCAAAGGAAAAAGTTGTTTTAGAAGAACTTACGTTAAGCGAAGAAGAATTAAAGCTACAAAAACTAACAGCACAATATGAAGCCGACCAACTGTTATACAAGGACAATAAAGAAATTTTAAAGGCGCTTGATGAGAAATATTCAAAGGACAAAGAAGATTTAGAAAACAAAGAACTTGCAAATAAACGAGAACGAACAAAAAAAGGAATTGATATGGCAATGTCCGCTTTATCTGTTTTAAACGATGCTTTTCAAATGAGCGCAGGAAAAAGCGAAAAAGACCAACGTAAAGCATTTAAGGCACAAAAAGCGTTTAACCTTGCTTCAGCTATAACAAATACTTATTTAGCCGTTACAGGAGCTTTAACTGCGGGTGGTAACCCAATAAAATTAGCAACAGGAATGCAATTTGTAGAAGCAGGAATAGCAGCTGCAACCGGAGCAATTCAAATAGCAAAAATAGCAGGAACACAATTTACAGGTGGGGGAACACCAAGCGCCGATACAGGTGGTAACGTTCCAACAGCTCCAACAATGTCAGCACCACAATTTAACGTAGTTGGACAAAGTGGAGTTAATCAGTTAGCAAGTTTAAACCAACAACCAATACAAGCTTATGTAGTTTCCGGACAAGTAACTTCACAACAGGCGTTAGATAGAAACAGATTAGCAAACGCAACTTTAGGCGGTTAGAAAATACAACAAACAAACAATAATTTAATTAAATAGATATGCGAATAGTTGAATTAATAATTGACGAAAAAGACGAGACAAGCGGAATAGACGCAGTTTCAGTTGTTGAAAGTCCTGCAATCGAAAGCGACTTTATAGCACTAAAAAAACACGAAATAGAGTTAAAAGAAGTTGATGCTGAAAAGCGTATTTTAATGGGTGCAGCTTTAATTCCAAATAAACAAATTTACCGCAAGAACGACAAGAACGAAGAATACTATATTTATTTTTCAGAAGAAACGGTACGCAAAGCGAGTGAATTGTTTTTTATGAACTCAAACCAGAACAACGCAACTTTAGAACACAAACAAAAGTTAGAAGGAATGTCGGTTGTCGAAAGTTGGATAGTTGAAGGTTCACACGACAAGTCTATGAACTACGGATTTAATTTTCCAAAAGGAACTTGGGTTATTTCTATGAAAGTAAACAACGATGAAATTTGGAACAAAGTTAAGTTAGGCGAAGTAAAAGGGTTTTCTATTGAAGGTTATTTTGCTGATAAATACGAAATGAGTTTAGTAAATGACGAGCAAATTTTAATGGACAAAATCAAAGAAATTATTTTAAATGGCGAAGCAAACTAACGTTAAAGTTCATCTTAAAAAACCGAAAGTTAAACGTGCAGGAGTTCACGCAAAAACACGAAATAGCAAACTAAAGTCAAGTAAAAATTATACTAAAACTTATACACGACAAGGACGTTAAGTTTAAAAATACAACAAAAAATAAACAATTAAATTATAGATATATGAACACACTACAAAACGTTTACAACAAGTTATCCGATAAAACGGAGTTAGCAAGTCAAAAAGTAGAGTTAGCTTTAACTGATGATTTAACAAAATTAGTAGGTAGTAATAAAAATGCAGTAAGCGAAGCAAGTAGATTTATTGACAATATTAAAGTTACTTATAATAAACTTTATTCAGTTGTAGACGATATTGATAATATGCAATCTTATATTAAAAGTACTCCCGGCGCTAAAAATGCTTTAGGTTTTCAAAATCAAGAATTTAATAAAATTTTAAGTCAAATTGATTTACAAGCAAAAGGTTTAGGATTAGATTCTAAAAGTGTAAAAGGTTATTCGGAAGCTAAAGATTTAATTAAATTAAATGAAAAATATATGAAAGAATTAGAGCAATCTAAACTTGCAGGAGAAAAGATTTTATCAGAATTAAAATAAATAAATAAATAAAACACGAAATATGAAAACAAGCGTAATTAATCAAATCAAAACACTTTTAGGAATGGAAGTGAAATTGGAAACAATGAAGTTAATGGACGGAATAACAATTTTTGAAGCAGATGCTTTTGAAATGGACAAAGAAGTTTTTATTGTAACTGAAGACGAACAAAAAATTCCTGTTCCAATTGGAGAATATGAATTAGAAGACGGACGTATTTTAGTAGTAGAAGTTGAAGGAATTATTTTAGAAATAAAAGAAGTTGCAACAGAAGAAGAAGTTGTTGAAGAAGCTCCAGCAGTAGAAGAAGAAGTTGAAGCACAAGCAACACCAACAGCAAAGAAGACGATTGAAAGCGTAGTTAAAGAAACGTTCTTTGCAGAAATAGAACAAATAAAAACAGAAAATATAGAGTTAAAAGCACAATTAGAAAAGTTGTCTAAAGTTGACGAAGTTACAAACGAAGTAACCGAACTTGCAGACGTAAAACCTATTGCGTTTAACCCTGAAAACACGAATGAAGTTGAACACTTCCAATATGGTTCAAAGAGACCACGCACAATGATGGACTCAATATTAGAAAAAATTAACAAATAAGTATTAACAATTTAAAATTTAAAAAATGCCAAATCCGGTAACAACAGGTACAACTTACGCAGGCGAATTCGCAGGTAAGTACATCGCAGCAGCTTTATTAAGCGCACCAACATTAGAGCAAGGTGGAGTAACAATACTTCCAAACGTTGCTTACAAACAAGTAATTCAAAAAGTAGCAACAGGAACTATCGTAACAGATGCTTCGTGTGCTTTTACACCTTCAGGAACAGTAACACTTACTGAAAGCGTATTAACAACAAAAGAACTGCAAGTAAATATTGAACTTTGCAAGTCAGACCTTTTCCAAACTTGGCAAACTGCCGAAATGGGTTATAGTGGTTTTAAAACTTTACCTAAAACGTTTTCTGATTTCTTAATTGCACACGTTGCTGAAAAAGTAGCAGCGGCAACAGAAACTGCAATATGGAGCGGAACAGCAACAACAGGTTCTTATTTAGGTCTTAAAGCGAAGTTAATCGCAGGTTCAGCACCAGCAGTAGGTACACCATTAACAGGTGCATCTTTAACAAGTGCAAACGTTATTTCTGAAATGGGTAGATTAGTAGATTTAATTCCTGCGTCACTTTACGGAAACGAAGGATTGAGAATTTATGTATCTCAAAACATTGCTAAGGCTTACGTACGTGCATTGGGTGGTTTTGGAGCTTCAGGATTAGGTTCTAACGGAGCTAACAATCAAGGTACAATGTGGTATACTAACGGAGAGTTGATGTTTGATGGTATCAAAATGTTCGTAGCAAACGGATTAGCATCTAACACAGCAATTTGTACGACTGTAGATAACCTTTACTTTGGTACAGGATTATTGGCAGACCA